AGAAGAAGAGATAGAAGAATCATTACAAACTATAGAAAACTCTGATGGAGAAACTTTTGCTGAAGTAAAAGATATAGTTCCTCCTTGGCCTGAGTTATTACGTTTGGTTAATGATGTTAAAGAGAGTATTCCTGAGATACCTGAAATAAAGTCATATGATAATGAATTGCAAGAACTTCTTACTCATATAGAACAGGTAAAGGAAAGTATTCCAGAAGTCCCAGAAGTAAGATATTATGAAGATGAGATAGAATCACTTAAGGAGAATATAGAGGGTGTTAGAGCAGACATTCCTAAGTTCCCTAAGTGGGTTAATGAGATAAATGAAGTTCCTGATTTCTCTTGGATTGGGAAAACATTTAGTGTTATAGATGAAGATTTTGAAAAGGTCAATGATAACTTACATACACTTAAAGATACATTTAATCAGGATATAGAGAATCTTACTGAAAATTTAGAACTAAAGGATTTTGAGAAGAAGGTTGAGATTAAGGAAGTAAAGCAATATCTACAAGAAACCAAGGATAAGATATATGAGGAGTTGAAAGAAACTGCTCTTAAGATATATGAGCATAGGAATCAGTTTAAAGATGATGATAGAAAGTTAAAGAAGAGTGTATTAAGCAAACTGAATGAAGCAAAGCAGAATATTGAGAAAAAAATAGATGAATCTAATAGTAAGTATAGAGATGCTAATAAAGAGATTAAGAATTACTTTAATGGACTAAAAGAAGAAGTTGCTAATCTTCCAGAAGTAAAATACTATGATAAGGACATTAAAAAGTTAAGCGATAAAGCAGAAACTCATACTGTTAATATTGCTGAACTCTATAAGATTGTAGAAGATATAAAAGGTAAGCAAGAAGTATTAAAAGAGGATTATGCTAAGTATGCGGATGGAACAGATCCTGCAAGACCAATAGGACCTGATCCTAAAGAGAAGCAAGGTAATGATCCTCTTACCCCTACAGGAGATCAAAAATTTGCTACTCTTCAAGATTTAGCAGCAAACTATAGATTATTTGTAAACAGAGTTGAGCAACAGTTATATACCATTGGTGGAGGTGGTGCAGGATTCATCAAAGACCTTGATGATGTTAATTTTGATGCTACCAATAACGACTTATTAATATATGATGGTGATAATTCTAGATGGGTTGGTATTGCTTCTACTTCATTAGGAAGTAGCACTCTTACTGGATTAGATGATGTAGATGATTCTAATTTAGGAGATGGTAGATTTTTAAGATATAATGCAACAGAAGAAGAGTTTACTTTTGAACCAGTATCTGCCACCAATTTAGAATTGATTGCTGGTGATATTCAGTCAGGCATATTAACTACTTCTGCTACAGGACAGGCAACTGTGATGTCTATTAGTGCATCTACTTATAGGTCTGTGAGTTATCAGGTACAAGCAGTTCAGGGTTCTAATTATAATATGACAACCATCAATGTTATTCATGATGGTACTAATACATATATGAATGAATTTGGAACTTTGAATCAACCAACAGGTATAGCAACCTTCTCTACAGACATTAATAGTGGTGCTTTAAGATTATTGGGATATCCAGCATCTAGTAGTTCCACTACTTTTAAAGTCATATTTACAGCATTACAAGTATAAAAATTAATAAATATTAAGGTAAATGATGTACTATCATAATGATTTCCTTTCGAGAAGCCACGAAGTTAAGAGCACAAGTAGGAAATGTAATTGACTGTTATTTGTCTTGGAGAGGCAAAAACTACATGATAAAAATGTTTTTCCCTTCAATCAAAAAACCATCACGCAGAGAAGTTCAGGAT